GGTGATATATTATGTCTATTTTAGAAAAGCTAACAGAAGGAATCGTTAACCGCGATCTCCGTGCAGAAGGCGATGCGCTTCTCTCTAAGTGGGAGAAGACTGGTCTTCTAGAGGGTCTCTCCGCAGACCATGAGCGCGCCGGCATGGCTCGCTTGCTTGAGAACCAGGCCAAGCAGCTTCTTAAGGAAGCTTCTTCCATGGCCGCCGGCGACGTTGAGGGCTTTGCCTCAGTCGCTTTCCCGCTTGTTCGCCGCGTTTTCGGTGGTCTTTTGGCCAACGATATCGTCAGCGTCCAGCCAATGAGCCTTCCATCAGGTCTCATTTTCTTCCTCGACTTCACTTATGAAGCACCCCGCCTTGGCCTTGGTGCTGACGAGTCTGTCTACGGTGGTGGTGTTGTCGGTTCCGCGCTAACCGGTGGTGTCACTGATCTTACCGAGGAAGGCGGTGGTCTTTACAACCTACAGGCTGGTTATTCCGCTCCAACTGCTTCTGCTGCCTCTGGCAAGGCCCTTACTCTTGTTGCCTCGGGAACCATTGGTGATGGCGGTGTTCCGACTTTCGCTGGTGATTCTACCGATGCTTATGAGTTAACTCGTTTGCTTCGTTTTGACCCGGATCTTGCAAGTGGCTCTTCTTTCGCTGCTGGAACAATTACTATCTCAAGCTATCCGCAATTAAACCGTGATATGCTTGTGGATATTAAGCTGACTGACGGCGGCACTGTTCTTACGAACGACGCCACGCAAGTTCGTCGTTTAACTCAGATTGACCCAACTGATAGCACAAAGCTTCTTTTTATTGCTACAGTCACAGGCAGTACGGCTCTAGCACAGCGTGAAGCAGGTATTGCCATCGCGGCTGTGGACGGTGCAGAGTGGCCGATTGTTGACGACTTCCAGGCCGGCGGTGCCATTGGTTCTGTTGTCGGCGACCCAACTTGGGGTCTTGAGGAGCCGCAGTTTGGCACAGGCAACTTCGGCAACAACACCAGCAAGAACGAGATCCCAGAGATCGACATCAAGGTTGACTCCATCGCTGTCACGGCTCAGACCCGCAAGCTCAAGGCCAAGTGGTCCCCAGAGCTTGGTCAGGATCTCAACGCCTACCACAACCTCGATGCCGAGGTTGAGCTAACCAGCATCCTCTCCGAGCAGATTGCTCTTGAGATCGATCGTGAGATTCTTAACGATCTTCTCGCTGGTGCTACGGCTGGCAAGTACTACTGGAGCCGTTCACCGGGTCTATTCGTAAACCGCACCACTGGTGTTGAAGTTGGAGCCGGCACGACCGCCCCTGACTTCACCGGTACGGTTTCCGAGTGGTACGAGACTCTCATTGAGACGATCAATGATGTCTCCGCTCAGATCCACCGCAAGACTCTCCGTGGTGGTGCCAACTTCATCGTGACCTCACCTGAAGTTGCCAACATCCTTGAGTTCACCAGTGGCTTCCGTGCTTCCGTCACGGCTGATGCTGACACCGGCACCGTTGGTGCTGTCAACGTTGGTTCACTCTCCAAGAAGTTCGACGTTTACGTCGATCCTTACTTCCCACGCAACGTCGTTCTCGTCGGTCGCAAGGGCAGTGGCTTCCTAGAGAGCGGCTACGTTTACGCTCCATACGTTCCACTACAGGTCACGCCGACCATCTTCGGTACCGAGGACTTCATCCCACGTAAGGGTGTCATGACTCGCTACGCGAAGAAGATGGTCCGTCCTGACATGTACGGTCTTGTCATCTGTCGCGGTCTCCTTGGTGAGTCCGGTAGCTGATAGCTAGTTAGCCCCTTACAGGCATTACGCCCTCGTCGTCTTCGGATGGCGAGGGCTTTTTGTTTTGAGAAGAACTATTTATAGTAAAGGAGATTCGTTATGAATATTCGTAAGAGAAAAGCACTAAGAGCAAAGGCCCTCGCCGCTCGCCAAGCCGCACAGGCTCCACAGCCTGCTCCCGCTCCAGTTGTCGAAGCGCCAGCCCCAGCACCCGTTGTGGAGAGCGAGACGCCTGTCCTCGACGCTGTTGCAGAAGAGGTTGAGGTAGAGACAGCCCCAGAGCCAAAGCCTGTCAGAAAGGCAACCAAGAGCCGCAGAAAGACATTTACAAAAGACTAAGGGGGATCTATTGAATGGCAAAGCCTACCCTAACACCAGTCAGTCAGACTAGTAAGGTTATTCTAACTTCAACCGGAAGCACAGCGACTACCGGTAATGGGGCAGGTTTAACTACACATTACCCTTTTGGTATTTATGTAGAGACCGATTCTCCTCTTTATGACACAAACTTTATTTCAGGTGCTGCCGATCAAGTTGCCTACACTTACAAGAAGTTGGGTGGTGATGTCCTTGACATCGAACTTACGGTCGGCAACGTCTATGCTGCTTACGAAGAGGCAGTCTTAGAATACACCTACCACATCAATAAACACCAAGCGAAGAATGTCCTTGGAAGTCTTTTAGGCTTTGCAACAGGAACATTTGATCACGACGGACAGATGACCGGAGGTGATGCTTCTGGTTCTGCTGTAAACCTTACTTACCCAACCTTCAAGGTTGGTTATGCTCGTCGTGTTGGTGAAGGCTTCTCCGAGGAAGCGGGCATCGGAGGTAACAACACTTTCTATTCTGCTTCTTTTGCCCTAACTGCTGGCGTCCAAGACTATGACCTACAAAACATTATTTCCAGTTCAGCCGCCAATAACCTTGAACCAGCAACAAGCGGTTCAGTTCCTTATGCGAACTTGGTTGGCAACAAGAAGGTCAAGATCCACAGGGTCTTCTACAAAACCCCAGGCTCTATGTGGAGGTTTTATGGCTACTATGGTGGTCTAAATGTTGTTGGCAACCTAAACTATTATGGTCAGTATGCCGATGACACTACATTTGAGATCATCCCAACCTGGCAAAACAAACTCCAGGCTATGGCTTATGAAGACCATCTTTGGACCCGACTTTCACATTACTCTTTTGAGTTGTTCAATAACAAGCTGAGGATCACACCGATCCCAGAGGGATTTGTAAGTCATATGTGGGTTCAGTTCACCATTGACCAAGATCCTTGGACAGAGGACTCGGATCGTAAGAACGGCACAGATGGCATCAACAACATGAACTCTTTGCCGTTTGATAACATTCCTTACCAAAACATTAATGCTATTGGTAAGCATTGGATTCGTCGTTATGCCCTTGCTCTTTCAAAAGAGATGCTAGGCCAGATCCGAGGTAAGTTCAGCGGCAACATTCCGATCCCAGGTGACAGCGTAACCCTCAACTCCAGCGATCTTCTAAGTCAAGCAAAGGACGAGCAAACTTATCTAAAAGAAGAACTCGTCAAGATCTTGGACGAGATGACTTACAAGGCACTTGCGCAGCAGGACTCAGAACTTATTGCTGCTATTGATAAGGTAAACTCTAATATTCCAATGATGATCTACCAGGGGTAACTAAATGGCACAAAACAAGTGGACACAACCAGACGCCCCGCCTCCTCCTCTTTTCACAGGCAAGAAGGAGCGAGATCTTGTAAAGCAAGTCAATGACGAACTTATTGAAAGGGTCATTGGTCAAACAGTTGCTTATTACCCAATAGACGACAAGACAACCAACTACCACCCGATCTATGGCGAGGCAATAAAAAAGAACTTTCTTCCTCCTGTAAGGGTTCACGCTCTTGTTGAGTGGGAAGGTATCCAAACAAAGTATCAGCAAAACATCGGACTTGACAAAGACGCATCCATCATTGTTCATTTTCACAAGAGGCGTTTAACCGAGGATCAAGACCTCTATGTAAGAGAAGGCGACTTTGTTCTTTATGGCGACACTTTCTATGAGATCGTCACTCTTTCAGAACCAAAACAACTTTATGGTCAGATCGACCACCTATTAGAGATTTCAGCCAAGTGCGTCAGAGCACGAGAGGATCTATTCGATGGCACCTAAATACGACCACACAGGAATAGAAGGAGCAAACGAGAATCTAAAAGAGATCCCGTTTATGCCCTCTACTATTGAGAACATCGACACAGCGATCTTCAACTATGTAAAAGATGAACTTGCTCTTCACACTGAAACAAACAAAGGCAATGTCCGTGTTCCTGTTCTTTGGGTTGCAGCCGAGCGCTCCCATCAAATAAAGAACAGCGATGATCAAAACATAAGAGACAAGAAGGGTGTATTCAAACTTCCTCTTATGACACTTGAAAGAGCGTCGATGACAAAAGATCCTGCTTTTAAAGGAACGTTCCAGGCTCATATGCCAGACTTTGGTCGCGGAATGCATAGAGTTCGTAGAGTCAACATTCCAGCAGCGAGGCGAATAAACCAAGGCAAAACATCAAACTTTATGAACGCCTTCTCAAAGAGACAATATGGTGCTGGTAACAACGTAGGAAATGGACAACTAAACTTTCCAATCAAAACAAAGACGGACAAAAGCCGTGTTGTTTTTGAAACAGTTTACATGCCCATTCCTATTTGGGTTAACGCAATGTACTCTCTTCGCATCAGAACTGAGTTCGTGCAACAGATGAACGACCTAACCCAGCCTTTCTATTCCTTTACGGGACAGGCTAACTCTTTCTTTATCACAAATGAAGGTCATAGATACGAAGCCTTTGTTGAGGGCGACATTTCTTACAGCAACAACATAGCGGATCTCGGAGAAGAAGAAAGAACTTACATTACAGACATCAAGTTCAAAGTCCTTGGTTATCTAATGGGCGAGGGCAAGAATGATCCAAAGCCGAAGTTTACAACAATAGAAAACTATGTAGATGTAAAGATTCCAAGAGAAAGAGTAATCTTGGGAGACATAAATACCTTCCTAGATGACGACGAAGGTTTTTATAGAGAGTAAAGGTGGTTGCTTCTATAATAGACTATTTATTATGAGAAACGCATTGTAGTATGAATGCTGCACAAGGAGACTAATAGATGCCAGTTGACAAGTTTAGATTCGTTTCCCCAGGTATTTTCCTAAACGAAATCGATC